TGTATGCTGTGTGGCAAATGCTGAGTACTAACAGACTAAAAGTATTTGGTTCGCTGGTTAATTGGTTTAGTGAGTTTCGTATTTATCGACGGGATGAGAACGGTCAGATTGTTAAAGACAAGGACCACCTTATGGACTGTACTCGGTACTTGATTATGTCTGGACTCAAGCGAGCAATCGCTAAGCCATATTGGGAATTTCAGGCGTGGGAAGAAAGCGAACTTTACAATCACCAGGAAGCAAGTCTGGTTACAGGATACTAAATGGCTAATAATGGTTTTGAATTTCCTGTAGAGGAACTTGTTGACCCAGACAATCCAGCGACTCCTATGGCGAATGCGATTATTGCGGGTCAAGCAGCGAAGCTGCCTACACGAACCAATTCTACTCTTAACACGGGCTCTAATCTACCTGATGACGAACAGGCTAGTCTCATGGGCCAAGTTCCTTTTTGGGCAACTGAAGAACCAATTGAAGATATTATTGCTCCAGTGCAAGTTGATCCTACCACGACTGCTCTTGTGGAAAAAGAAGCTCTCAGAGCTGAAGCAGTTGTACTTATCACTAACTTGGCTGATAAACAAAATAAGGAAACCTTAGCAGATATTACAACCAAAGTACTTGAGGGATATAAGCTTGATCTAGCTAGCCGCACTGAATGGGAAGCACTCAATGTGCAGATCATCGATCTTGCTAAGTTGCTCGTAAAGAAGAAAGTCTACGCAGGCGAAGTTGTTGCCAATGTTAAGTATCCATTAATAATTAATGCTTGTATCCAGTTTGCTGCTAGAGCATATCCTGAACTGATCAAAGGTAACGAGGTTGTCAAAGGCAAGGTAATAGGGACTGATCCAGACAACCGTAAGTTCGACAAAGCCAACCGCATTTCTCAGTTTATGTCTTTCCAGCTTCTATCGCTAATGGAAGACTGGGAAGAAGGAGTTGATCAGCTACTTTTTACGTTGCCAGCAATCGGTTGTGTGTTCAAAAAGAGTTACTTCGATTCAATTGAGCGGAAGTCCGTATCTCAGATAGTCTTTGCTGATGATTTGGTTGTAAATTATTTTGCTGAATCACTGGAACGGGCTCCACGAGTTACACATAGAATCTATTTGTATCATAATGAAATTGTTGAGCGAATTAATTCTGGAATCTTTATCAAGTTTGATGTAGCCGAGCTTGGTCAAGCAACTAGCGATAAGACTGCCGATGTAGATGAAGATACTCCACATTTGTTCCTTGAGCAACATCGGTGGTATGACCTGGATGGGGATGGTTATCAAGAGCCTTATGTAGTAACTGTTCATGAACAATCACAGAAGTTAGTAAGGATTTCTCCTCGGTTTGCCACGGATGGAATTATTCGCAAGTCTGATGAAAGCGGAATAACTGATCCAGACGGACCGATTGTTAAAATAATTCCTGAACAGTATTTTACTCGCTTTATTTTCATGCCTGCGATTGATGGTGGCTTTTATGGCATGGGGTTTGGCTCACTTTTGATGAGCAGTAACTCAGCCATAAACACAGTTATTAATCAGTTGCTGGATGCGGGTACTTTATCAAATCGACAAAGCGGTTTTCTGGGAAGAGGCCTTAAACTGGGTAGAGGCAAATCCATTCAGGTTAAGTCCGGAGAGTGGAAGCCAGTTGATGCAACGGGCGACGATCTTCGCAAGAACATCTTCCCAATGCCAGTACGTGAGCCAAGTAATGTTCTTTTCCAATTGCTCGGACTGCTAATCGAGAGTGGCAAAGAACTTGCCGGCATGACAGAGATTCTTGCTGGTAATTCTCCAGGCGCGAATGTTCCGGCTGAATCTGTTCTTGCATTGATTGAACAAGGCTTACAAGTCTACAGTGCCATCCATAAGAGACTTTATCGTAGCCAGTATAAAGAGTTCATAAAGTTACGGAGGCTGAATGCTCTTTATCTAGATCAGATGACTTATAAGGCTGTTCTCGATGATAGTAATGCAATTGTTCAGGCAGACTTCTCTAGTGCAGACTTTGATGTTGTGCCAGTTAGTGATCCGAACAGCACCACAATGATGCAGCGGTTGCTCAAGGCTAAAGCCATGCTAGAGTTGCGGGGTCAAGGATTGAATGACCAGGAAATCTTGCGACAGTATTTACTTGCACTTGATATCGAAGATGTTGAGAGATTCTTTCCTGCAGAAGACCAGCCTGATCCAGCTGAACAACTCGCTATGCAGAAACTCCAAGCTGAGCTTGCAGAACTTCAGGCGAAGGTCGCTAAATTAAATGCAGAAACACAGCAAATTATAGAAAATATTCCAAAAGCGCAACTCGAGCAAGAGAAGACAATTGCAGATATGGACAATGAGGTTATAGATTTAGCTCTTAAAGATAAGCAAATCTCTGGACAGCTTGAGCTTGGACGATCTCAGCAAAGTCTTGGCAAAGCACCTGGTGGATTAAAAGAAAGTACGATTGAACGTGAATATAGTTAAGGAGACAATATGGATGAATTAGACAAGAAGAAGAAAGGTACGTTTTCTTTTTTACGTGCACTTGGTTTGGGTAAAAATAAGAATGATGCTTCAGACAAGAATGTTTTTTATGCTGGAAATGTAACAACTGCTGCAACTAAGAGGAAGAAAGAATTGGAGAAAGCTAATCAGAATTGAGGACATTACGATGCTAACTAGTGAACAATTCCAAGAATGGAAAACTAATGCAGTCACAACAGAGATTCTTACAGAACTTAGAAAAGTTCGTAAGGTTATGGAAAATAAGTTAAGTAATGGAAATACTATTGGCAAAAATGCATATGAGACTCATGGCATGACAAATAGGATTGTTGGAAATATTGAAGGGCTTGATCAAATATTGAATATTTCCTTTGAAGGTGATTCTGTAGAGAATGACGTTGACGAGCGTAGTGGTTACTAAGCATACACATTTGTTGAGAATAACAATTATTTAAAAGGGTAATAATTATGAGCGACGAACACATTATGGATATTAATCAATCTGGCATCTTACCGACTGGCGGACACTTGTTAGTACTTCCTGAGAAGGTTGAAGAAAAGACTAAGGGCGGAATCTATTTGCCTGAAACAATTCGGGAAAAAGAACAGCAAGCCGCTACAGTAGGAACCTTGATTGCCATCGGACCTACTGCCTGGAAAGACCTTGATGACGGAGTTGCCTGGGCAGAAGTTGGCGATAAGATTAGTTACTCTCGATATGCCGGCGTATCAATGCCTGGCAAAGATGACGACTCTTATGTATTGATTAATGACAATGATGTTTTAGCTCGATTACTCTTTTAAATAGGTGTTATTATGGCAGAAGAATTTGTGCAAGACATTATTATGGCAGCCGAAGCAACTGATGGTTCTTCTACAGAAGCAACAGAAACAACTGGTGATATCAGCAAGTCTGTTGTGGTAGCTAAATCTGGTGATGATCAATCTTCCAATCAAACTAAAACCACTGATGGTAATGCTGATTCTGATCAAACCAAGATTGCTCCTTCTGTAGAAGAACTTGCTTCACAACTTGGCTGGCGTGCTGATCATGTAGGTGAAGATGCAGTTGATGCGGTCACGTACATTCTGAGGTCGAAAGACATTCAGAAGGCAATGAGTAAGCATAATAAAGACTTAAAGGAGAATCTTAGTGCTGTTCAGGCATCTGTAAATGCACTTAAAGAGCACAATGAGAAAGTCTATCAGACTGAAGTTAAGAAACTAACTGCTGAAATAGAAACTCTTAAAAAGGAACGTAAGTCTGCAATTGAACTTGCTGATGTTGATAAAGTAGAAGAACTGGACGCACAGATCGAAGCAAAGAAAAATGATCTTGCTGCCCCCAAAATAAGTGCTAACAAGTCTGATGCTGGTGCTGTTGAAAATCCTGTCTATGATGATTGGATTCAGGATAATCAATGGTACTTGGAAGACAATGAAATGGCACAGTTCGCTGATAGTGTAGCGCAGAATTATGTTGGAGCACCACTGCCGAGGATTTATGCATTAGTACGACAGAAAGTTCAGGAGGTTTTTCCAGAAAAGTTTGCTCCTAAAACTACTTCAGCAGCACCTGCTACTACTGGGACTGTTAAGCCAATCGGACCTGTTTCTCCTGTTGATAAAGGATCAAACAATAAAGGTGCTACGAATTCTTTCAGCAAAGCTGATCTTACACCTGACCAAATTAGTATAATGAATCAATTTGTTCGCGGAGGCATAATGACCGAAGAACAATACATTAAAGATATTGCAAGTATGCAAGAATAATAAGAGGATTATGTTATGACAGAACAGGCAAAAAATACAGAGAGTATTAAAAGCGAGCAACCGCGTAAGAGAATACCTTTAGGGTCGAGGAATATCTTGACTGCACCGAAGAAGGTCGGTTTCGTGCGCCGATTTGTTAATGATACTGGAGATCGCCTTCAGATGTTTAAAGACGCTGGATGGAACACTGTTGATGATGGTTCACCTGTTGGGGATTCAAAGATTGGCAGACCGACTAATATTGGTAGTGCCACCAACCCTAGTGTGGGTAACAATCAAAGGGCTGTTCTAATGGAGATTCCAGAAGAGATTTATGAGGCAGACCGAGCCGAATCACAAGCCAAGATTAGTGAGGTAGAAAACCAAATTAAGCGGAACTCTCGTGGCGAGGGTAGAGATGGCTTGTCTGGAAGTGTGACTATTTCGTAATAATTAAACTTTGTTGAGGTAAAAAATATGGCAAATCTTGATACTCCTTTCGGCTTTAAGCCGGTCAAACATTTGAACGGGTCTCCTTGGAACGGTCAGGCAAATGTTTATTACATTCCGTCTACTGATAATACTGCAACTTTTATTGGCGATGCAGTTAAAAGTGCTGGATCTGCAGATTCAACCGGCAAGTATCCTACGGTAGCCCAAGCTACTGCTGGTGCTGCAGTGAGAGGTGTTGTAATTGCTTTTGGTGATAATCCGTATGTAATGACTCATCCTGATACTCCTAATCGTTCATATCGGCCTGCTGCTACTGCAATGTATTGTCTGGTAGTTGATGATCCTCAGGTTATTTTTGAAGTTCAGGAAGATAGTGATGGTGCTGCATTGGCTGCTACTGAAGTAGGGCTTTCTACAAACTTTATAGTTGGTTCTGGATCTACGACTACTGGTAAGTCTGCTATGGAACTTGATTCCAGTGATACTGCAACCGACACCAGTGGTAACTGTAGACTTTTGAGGTTGGCTAATCGAGAAGATAATGAACTTGGAAATTATGCCAAGTGGGAAATTCTTTTCGGAGAGCATGAGCTGGGCCTTACTATTTCAACTGATGTTTAATTAGTTGTTTATTAACTTCTGCTATTTAATCATCATTTAAAGGAGCTTACAAATGGGTATTATTACTACTAGTAATTTTGCAAAAGATCTGGTGCCTGGGGTCAAGACTTGGTTCGGGCAGAAATATAAAGAGTATCCGATTGAGTATTTGGATATTTTTGAAAAGGGTAACTCTACAAAGGCTTTCGAAGAAGAAGCTGGCGTAACTGGTTTCGGTCTTGCAGCAGTAAAAACCGAGGGAGCTGGGATTGCGTATGATGAGCAGGAGCAGGGATTTGTTAGTCGCTACACTCATGTAACGTACGGCCTTGGATTTATTATTACTCGGGAAATGTACGAAGATGGTATAGCTGTTACAGTTGCGCTGCGTCGTGCAAATGCACTTGCTTTTTCTATCCGGCAAACCAAAGAGATTATTGGGGCAAACATCCTTAATCGGGCGTTTACTGCTGCTTATACTATGGGAACTAATAGTGATGGTAAGGAGCTTTGTGCTACTGATCATCCGAATAAATCCGGCGGTATCTGGAGGAACGAGCTCTCTACTGCGGCTGACCTCAGTGAAGCAGCCCTCGAGCAGGCTTGCATTGACATCGCTGCATTCACTACTGATCGTGGACTCAAGATCGCGATTATGCCTCAGAAGTTGATCATCCCGACTGCTCTTGAGTTTGACGCTATGCGGATTCTCGAATCTATCGGACAGTCCGGCAGCGCGAATAATGATATCAATGCTATTCGAGCATCGAAGAAGTTTCCTCAGGGCATCGCTGTGAATCATTACCTGACTGATAGTGATGCATGGTTTATTAAAACTAACTGTCCAGACGGTTTGAAGTATATGGAAAGGAGGCCTGATGCGTTTGGAACTGAGAATGACTTCGATACTGAGAATGCAAAGTTCAAAGCGACTTTTCGTGGAAGCTTTGGTTGGTCTGATCCAAGGGGAATTTTTGGAAGTCCGGGTGCTGCATAATTGACCGTTCATAAGTGAACGACCAAACTGAAATAAGAACTGACCGTTCTTTGTGACGAGCTTAGAACGGTCTTAATAATGTGGGTAAATGAAAGTTAAAATCTTTCAGGCAGTTCTTTGAGATAAGAAGTGTCCCAGTGGAGGAAATTATGGGTGTAACAAATTTTCCGAATGGTATTACATGTGATACTTCCAGAAATAAGTCAATGGCTTCTGGATCTACGATTCCTGCATCTGGATCTGCTGGGTACAATCCAGGGTGTACATTCACTAAGACTGATGTAGCTCTTGGTCAGGCAGCTCAATGGGTAAATATGGGCACTGCTGCATCGTGCTTGTTTGTTCCTGTTGGCCCAACTTATGGTTATGGCATAAAGTTGGCTGAAGGCCCAGTCACTTCTGCCGGTGGAGATACAACTGAAGTAATTACTCGAAGTGGACTGATTCTTTCTACTGATATAGCTATTGTTAATCATGAAGTTTCTGATGATAACGATCAGATAGTTTCTGCAATAGCTACTGATAGTACGATTACTATTGTTGGTAGTGCAGATCCTAGTACAGCACATGGCTATGATTATGCATTGTTAAGGAATAGATGTGTTCCTGAGTGGGATATTGTAGCTGCTGGAACGCATACTACTGTTGGTGGTGCTGCTGCAGAAGCTATTACAGTTGCTGGTGTTTTGGCTACTGATATGGCTTTTGTTAATTATGGTGCAACAGATGACACTGATACTATTAGTGATATAGTTTGTACTAATAATACAATTACTGTAACCTGTTCTGCTGATCCAGCTGTGGCACATAGTTTACATTATGTTGTTATTCGGCCGAGAGGAACATTTAAACCAAGTCATTATATTGCTTACGCAGGAACACATCAAACGGTTGGTGGGGCAGCAGCTGAAGCGGTTACTGTGACTGGTGCTCTTGCTACAGATATTCCGATAGTCATTTATAATACTACGAATGATACGGATAGCATTTTGAAGGCTGTTGTAACTGCTAATACTTTGACGGTAACTTGTTCAGCTGATCCATCTAGTGTTCATGCCTTTAGTTATATGGTGCTCAGGGCATATTAAAAAAGAACTTGTAATAATAAGGGGAACTTTATTATTACAGGTTTTGTGTTAATATAAAAGTTAATCCAATAACAATTATTATAGCGGAGAATATTATGAGTATGATTATTCCTAAGCAAACTGCGGCTATGACTGTCAGGCATTATTTTCCTGCTCATTCACTTCCGAAGACTGTTACAGTTGCTGGTGTTCTTGTGGCAGAGACTATTGCAGTAAATATACTTGATGAAGCTGGTGTAGCTTTGGCTCTTTATGATGAATTTGGAGTAGCAGTAACCATGACCGCCACCTCACCTCCGTTAAAGATCGATAGTCCCATCACCCTGCAATTTGTCAAGGGCGTAACCGCTAACGCAGTCGGTGTTCAGTTGGTAGACTGATGAGTGTCGCTAAGAGTATTTTCAAGCCGATATTCAAGAGTTATTCGCGGAGAGCGATAGCTGGTAGCGAAGGTGGTATTCCCGGCCTACTCTCTCTCTGGAACGCCAAGACCCCCACCGTCTGTCCTGTAGGCCCCCAGATCCAAACCTCAGTAGCAGGCAACCAGCCAGACGCTTCAGGAAATATGGTTCCGTGGCCTGTCAATCATCCTGGGCGGGGGGTGATGGTACAGCCTGCGTATAGCAACCTGTTGCAGAACTCCAAGTTTGAGGGGGCTGTGTCGGGTACGCCGGGGGCTGCTCCGACGAATTGGGCTGTAGTGCTCACGGGCGGAACCCTTACCGTTGCAGGACCGTTGTTAACGTTTTCAGCCGCAGTTGCTCGTGAAGGGATTGGGCAAAGTCTGTCTGTATTGGCCAATACAACCTATATTTATACCGTTGACGCAGTGTGTGATGGCAATTTAGCTGTTGCAGATATCATCTATCCTGTCCCGCTTCCGAGCGGTGCGACCAGCACATATTATGTTGATGGGGTTGGGCAAACGGTTGGATACAAGCCATCATCGGGGAGCAGGGTGTTGGCTGTAAAAATGGTCATTGCTGGCACGGGAGGGACAGTCAGTTTTAGATTTGGGGCGGGAACGTCCGGGGCTGCAACAGGCACAGTAACCATCTCCAACCCCCAACTCGTAGCCTCCCCCTACCAAATGCCCTACGCAGCATCAGGCGCAGGCGCAACCACCTCAGTAACCTCCACAGCATCCACCAGCGGCGGCAACGGACTGGCGATACCGCTGTCTGCAGCTATGATCGCTGCCCTAAGCGGGGGTGCGTTTACGGCTGCTGCATTGGTAGAAATGGGAGTATCCAGCGCACAGGTTACGGCCCCGGCGAATATCCTCTCGGTCAATGACGTTGCAGCCGGATTGATCTTCGCGGATTCTGGTGGGAAGTTGAAATGTACTGACGGCACCAATACGGCAGAGGTCACGGTTACAGGCGGATGGGCAAGGACTGACGAACTTCTCCCGGTTGTGCAATGTGATGGGGCCACATTCAGGACTGGCTACGCGAAGAACACTTTCACTGCAATCACATGGGGAAGCGCTGTCGCGGTCGGTGCTGATGGAGACTGGAATGTCGTTACCCATGAACGTATCGGCCTGAATAGCGTTATACCATTTGGCATACAGCAGACTCAATTCTGGGGGAAATCTGCGAGTGAGGCAGAAGTGCTGAAAGTGCAGGGGTATGCGATATGACCAGACACGAAGCCTATTACCTGAAAGCGAAAATCAAGGACATCCTTGCAGGGATTGACGGCACCGAAGATACCGCCGAAAGCTGGTGGGAAACTTCCACTGGTTACGAATTTGGGGCAAAGAAGCTGGCTGAAGTGCTGAAGGCGATTGATGACGAGGTGGTGGAATGATACTCGATAGAGGTGAATCATTCGGTGCATACTACGAGATACCAGACCCAGCAGATCCCAAGAGACTCTTTGGTATAGTCTGGGAGAATGCCTTCCCTTGTGGAACCTATACCAGGGGAGGCAAGACCTACGGTCTGACCTTTATCATTTTCTACAAAGATCTCTTCCCGGCAGATGACCACCCTGGGCATGGAGAATCTTTCGATACCTGCCCGCTGACCATGGACCGGCTGACCCCTGATATCTGCTTCAACCCGATGCTCAAGGGTGGTAAGCCTCCGAAGGTTCGGTTGAAACCAAAGATCAAGCAGCTTATCGAGTATGACGAATCACTTGGCCTGACTGGCTATGAGTTGATTGAGAAGCGGGCAGCGGTGATGGTGCCTGAGTTTATGGGCTTCACACTGGCAGATGTTATCGCTGATGCTCCTGAAGTCTGGCAGCCGACTGTTGGTGAAGAGGGGAATGAGGTTCCTAATGTGACGAAGTGCTCTGAGGAGAAAACGATATGAAAAAACTTTTGCTTGCAATCTTATTGCTACTGATTCCAATATCAGTCTCTGCAGCTCCAGGTTGGCAGCGCAATCTGACCGTTGAGTGGGGCTACGAGCCGCCTGCTGATATGTCTCACACTGGTTTTAAGCTCTATCAAGATGGCGCAGCAGTATGTACTTGGGCAACAGCTATTGTCAGGATTGGTTCCTGTGATGTGGTGCTGATAAAGAAAACCACATCATTCACGTTGACAGCAACGTTTGCTGATGGTGGAGAGTCCCCACACTCAGAGATTTACACGCTGAATGACTGGGGACCGAAACCGACGATTATTAAGGTTACGCCGAAGTGACCTTCTCTGAGAAGATCATATCAGGCATCCTCTGGAGTATTGCTATCCTGCTTATTGTTTCGCAACTCATTGGATGTGCACCACTGCCTGGAGGAAAGTTATTTCCAGGACTTACACATGAGACACAGTTACAAAATATTCCAGATTTGAAAATCCATAAGCTGTCGCTGCCTGCGTCTGCAGCAATTTGTCAGTGGGTGATGTTCAAGGAGCGGCCTATCTTTTCACTTATCTTTCTTGGTGGAATCTGGGCCTGTGCCGACGTTAGGCCGGACGGCAAAGGAGGTGTTCAATCCTGCGAGGTCTGGGCGCCGGGGTTTCTGCTGAAACATGAGCTTGAGCATTGCAAAGGATGGGCGGATAAATGGTATTGAAAACCAACTTAATATGGGGGAAGAGATGAAGAGACTTTTGGGAGTAGCCTTGGCTGTTGGCCTGTTGACGAGTTGTTCGGTAAATTACAGTCCGACTGAGGTCACATTTAACCAGAACACCGGCGGCGGAAACGGCACCATGAGGACCGATGCCAAGGGGCTCACGACTGCTAACACACCTACTCAGGATGCCAGCGGTTCGGCAGCGACTGAGGGTGCAATGGCTGCGCTTGGAGGTATCAAAGACGCAGTGGCCAACTTCATCCCGGCTGTAACGACGACTGAGACCACGACCACAACGACGCCGCTTGCGCCTCAGCCGGCCGCTCCCACCTTCCCCGACGTTGCTCCGCCGCTCGCCCCCACTGAAGAGATTGCCGAACCTATCGAGCCTGAAGGCCAGATCGAGGAGGTAGACTGATGCTCAGGTTGGTTCTGGCTATAGTTTTGTTCTGGACTTTACCAGTTAATGCTGTAACAATTCCACAGTCTCTTGATGAATGCAATGCACTTTGTACTCAGTATTTCCCAGGAAGTGTACCAGTTACTCCTCCCGTTACTCCTCCATCAGATAATAAGATATTTCCACATGCGATTACTTTTGAACGATCAACTGATCAAGGCAACGGTTCTGCAGGGATTTTGTTCAGGACTTTACAAGCAGGATCGATTATTTATGTTTCAGTTAATGGTGAGGTTG